GTCTCCCCCCGGGGTTTTGACCCGGGGTCGCGCGCGGAAGGGAGGTAGGCATGGCCTGGGAACGACGTTCCCGCCCTCCACACGCTTGCCAGCGCCCGAACGTCCGCCAGGTGCGGAGCAGACAGGTCGGCGACGTGTGGCGGTGCCGACGCTGTGGGGCACGCTGGGCGCTCACCTTCAAGGGCCTCCCCGCTCGCGGGCGCGTCGGTCCTCTCCATGAGAACGCCTGGCGCCGTTGCGGCCCCCTGGGCGCCGAGCTTCCGCCGCCGCCCCGCCAGACCGGCACGGACTGGCTCACCACCGCACTCGACTAGACCGGAGGGAGCACGGGCATGGGCACCCTCGCCGCTGCCACCGAGGCCGCCATCAAGGCCGCCCACGAGGCGAAGGCCCTCACGGACGCCGACGCCGGAGCTGTCGAGGCCCTGCGTCTCCTCGCCCGCAAGATCGACGCCTGGGACGTCATCGTCCAGTGGGCACTGGAGGACGTCACCGACGAAGACGGCAGCGGCAGGCCCCTTGTCCCGGCCAACGACAACGTGTCGATCCCGACCTACCTCAAGTACGCCGAACAGCTCGGCCTCACCCCGAACGGACGGGTCAAGCTCCCGAAGGGGGAGGAGGGGACGAAGCCAGGTGGCAAGCTCGCCGGCCAGCGCGCCGCAGTCCCACGCCCCAAGCAGTAGCACCGCCGCCGCCTTCGTCGAGCACACGCTCGGCGTCCGGCTCCTGCCCTGGCAACTGGATCTCTTGTCGAGGATGGAGGAGCTGTGGCACGCCGCGCCGCCCGACCAAAGCGCCTCGGCTCCGAAGTCCCGCGGATCTACACCCCGCCGCTGCGGGAGCTAACCCCCGAGACCTCGCTCGGGTTCTCGGTCATCGAGTTCGCCGACGAGGTCCTCCAGATCAACCTGTTGCCGTGGCAACGGTGGCTCCTCATCCACATGCTGGAGCTGCTGCCCGACAACAGCCTCCGCTTCAGGACCGTCGTCGTCCTCGTGGCGCGTCAGAACGGCAAGTCCACGCTGAGCCAGGTGCTCGCGCTGTGGGCGATGTACGTCTACGGGTGGCCGCTCATCCTCGGCACTGCCCAGGACCTCGACACGGCGGAGGAGGTCTGGCAGGGCGCCGTGGATCTCGTGACCGAGGTCGACGACGAGGAGGAGCCCGTCCGCCCCGACCTGTTCGAGCTCCTCGACCGGGTCGTCATGGTCAACGGCAAGAAGAGCCTGAACATCAAGACGGGCGAGCGGTACAAGGTCAAGGCGGCCAACCGCCGCGCTGGCCGCGGGCTCTCCGGCGACCTGGTACTCCTCGACGAGCTCCGCGAGCACCAGTCCTGGGACGCGTGGGGCGCGATCACGAAGACCACTATCGCGCGCGCGATGGCCCTCATCCTCGCCCTTTCCAACGCTGGCGACTCGACCAGCATCGTCCTCGCCTACCTGCGGAAGATGGCGCACGCGGCGATCGGCGACCCCGACGGCATCAACGCCGAGGACCACCCCGGGCAGGTCCTCGTCGACGAGGAGCCGGACGAGGATGTCGACGACGTCGACGAAGACACGCTCGGCCTGTTCGAGTGGTCTGCCCCGCCCGGGTGCCCAGTTGGCGACCGCGACGGCTGGGCCATGGCGAACCCGTCCCTCGGCTACACCATCACCGAGCGGACTCTCGCCAGCGCCGCCCGCACCGACCCCGAGTGGGTGTTCAGGACCGAGTGCCTGTGTCAGTGGGCCGCAGGCTCACTCGAGGGCATCTACCCGCCGGGGAAGTGGGACGCCTGCCTCGACAAGGACTCGAAGCTCGCCGCGGACACGCCGATCGGCCTGTGCGTCGACGTCGCCTGGGACCGCTCGGCGAGCCACATCGCCATCGCCGGCCGCCGCGACGACGGCCTCCTCCACGTCGAGATCATCGCCTCCCGTGCCGGTACCGAATGGGTCCTGCCGTGGCTCACCTCCGCGGAGCGCTCCGAAGCGATTCGGTCGGGGTGGGTCGGCGGCCCCGACGGGCCCAAGCGCGAGACCTTCGGGCCGCCCGTCGCGATCCAGGCATCCGGCGCCCCGGCCTCCAGCCTCATTGACGAGCTCCGCGCCGGTGGCGTCGACGTCGTCGACTGGCGGGGCGGCGACCTCGGCGGCGCGACCGGCCTCATGTACGACCGGGTCCGCGACGAGACGGTCCGCCACCGCGTCCAGCCGATCCTCGACGTCGCCGTCGCCACCGCCGCGGCCAAGCCCCTCGGCGACTCGTGGGTGATCGACCGCCGCAAGTCCGCCGGCGACGCCGCCCCGCTGAACGCCGTGATCGGCGCCGCCTGGCTCGTCGCCCCGAAACCCCAAGAGCCAGCCAAGAACCCGCAAGTACACGCCTGGCCCGACGACCTACTGAACGATGAGGAGATCATCCTGTGAGCCTCCTGTCCAAGCTGTTCGGCCGCCGCGGCGAGACGCCGCCGGAGGAACGGGCGATCACGAGTCTCAACTCGATCCCCAAGAACTCCGAACAGTGGGCGGGCGGCGCGGCGGGCATCCCCGTCAACGACCGCACCGCGATGCAGCATGCGACGGTGTTCGCGTGCGTGCGGCTCATCGCCGACTCGATCGCGATGCTCCCGCTCCACGCCTACCGGAAGGTCGGCGGCGTCCGCCAGGAGATCGACCCCACCCCGTCCCTGATCTCCCGCCCCTACCCGGGCATGAGTCAGTTCGAGTGGGTGCACCAGGTCGTGACGAGCCTGGTCCTGCGCGGCAACACGTTCGGCGTCGTCACCGCCCGCGACCGTCTCGAGTACCCCACGCAGATCCTCCCCGTGCACCCCGACGACGTCGTGGTCGAAGTTCAGGACATGGGCCTGCCGCGGATCCCGGTCTACTGGGTCGGCGGCGAGCGCGTCCCCATCGAAGACATGGTCCACATCAAGCGATTCACGCTCCCCGGCGACGTCGAGGGCCTGTCGCCGATCCGCCAGGCCGCCACCGGCATTGGGCTCTCGCTCGCGGCAGAGAAGTACGGCGCCCGGTTCTTCGGCGACTCTGCCAACCCGTCGAGCGTCCTGGAGTCCGACCAGGACCTCACCGAGGACCAGGTGACGCGGACTCAGAAACAGTGGATCGCCTCGCACGGCGGCCGCCGCCACCCTGCGGTGCTGTCCGGCGGATTCAAATGGCGGCCCATCGCCATCATGCCCGAGGAGTCGCAGTTCCTCGAAACCCGCGGCTACCAGCGCGGCGAGATCGCGATGCTGTTCGGGGTTCCCCCGCACATGATCGGCGACACCCAGAAGTCCACGTCCTGGGGAACGGGCATCGAGCAGCAGTCCATCGGCTACGTCACGTACACGCTCGGCGGGTGGATCTCCTGCATCGAGGGCGCCCTCAACATGCTCACCCCGCGCGGGACCTTCGTCAAGTTCAACGTGGACGGCTTGCTCAGAGGCGACCAGAAGTCGCGGTACGACGCATACACGCAGGCGCGCAACGCCGGGTGGATGAACGTCGACGAGATCAGATCGCTCGAGGACATGCCGCCGATCCCCGGCGGCGCGGGCCAGAGCTACATCCAGCCGCTCAACATGGGCCCGCTCGGCACCGATCCCAACGCCAATCGACCCGCGCCGCAACCAGCACCCGACCCCGAGGAAGACGAGGACCAGGACCAATGACCGCATCGCGCGCCGCCCGCCTGGCCGGAGCTGTCGAACGCCGCTACCTCCCGGTCGGCGACTTCGAGCTCCGCGCCGAGGGCGAACACCTCATCAAGCTCACCGGCTACGCGTCGGTGTTCGATGCCCCCTATGACGTGTGGGGCGGACCGGCCGCCGGCGGCTTCACGGAGAGCGTGGACCGTAAGGCGTTCGACGTCACCCTCCGCTCGAAGCCCGACGTGCAGCTCCTCATCAACCACGCGGGCATGCCGCTCGCGCGTACGAAGTCGGGCACGCTGAAACTCGCCACCGACCGCACCGGCCTCCACGTCGACTCCGACCTCGACATGCGCGACCCCGACGTGCAGCGGCTCAAGGCCAAAATGGACCGCGGTGACATGGACGAGATGTCCTTCGCGTTCCGCGCCATCCGGCAGGAATGGAACGACGACGAGACCGACCGCCGCCTCACCGAGGTCTCCATCGACCGCGGCGACGTCTCGGTCGTCAACTACGGCGCCAACCCCGCCACCTCCTCGTCCCTCCGGTCGCTCCTCGGCGCCCTCGCCGACGACGGCGCGCTCGCCGAGGCCCGCTCGATCGGCCGCGAGGACCTCGAAGCCGCGCACCGCCGCCTCGCCCAGCTCCTCGCTGAAACCCGCGCCCCCGCGAAGCGCTCCGGCTCGACCATGAGCCTCGCCGAGGCCCGCGCCCTCCTCGACGGCGTCTGATGCACCGCCGCACCGACCCCGCCTGCCGCCGGTTCGCCGGCACCCCGAGCCACCGCCTCGCCCGCTGGTGGTTCGACCGCGCCCGCGGCCGGCGGTGCACCGAGTGCGCCCACCGGGACTGAACCCGTAGACCACCGCGCCATCGCGCGCGGCCCGCCGCCACGGGCGGCACCTTCACCGGCTCGCGCCGGTCGCACCTCATCGCCTCGCCGCAGCACCACGCGCCGCTGCACCAGGCCCTGACGCCGCGATCACCCGGACCGGACACCGAATCCACTCACACAGAGAGGACGTGTCCGTTATGGATGAACGTCTCAAGCGGCTCATTGCGCGCCGCGAAGTCGCCGCAGGCGAGCGGGAGACCCTGCTCGCCAAGCGCAAGGCGATCGTCGACCTCGCCGGAGAGGAGGCCCGTGAGGACCTCCTGCCCGAGGAAGACGCCGAATTCCGACAGCTCACCAAGGATCTGAAGACGAAGGACGGCGAAATCCGCGCGTTCGACGAACGGATCACCGAGCTGTCCGAGGAGTCCGAGCGCGAGCAGGAGCTCACCCGCGGCGCCGAGGCGGTGCGCCGGGCCCAGGCCCGCGCCGCCCAGGTGACCGAGGGCCTGACCTACCGCGCCGACGGCGACGCCTCCTACTTCAAGGACCTCGTCCACGTCCAGCTCAACATGGACGGCGACGGCCAGGCGGCGGCGCGACTCCAGCGGCACGCCGCCGAGGTCCGCACCGCCCAGGAGTACCGCGACCTGTCGCGCACCGACGGCGCTGGCGGCTACTTCGTGCCGCCGGTGTGGCTGATGAACCAGTGGATCGACCTTGCTCGCGCGGGCCGGGCCACGGCGAACCTCGCCAACATCGAGCCCCTGCCCGCCGGGACCGACTCGATCAACATCCCCAAGGTCGCCACCGGTACAGCCGTCGCGATCCAGACCGCGGACAACAGCGCGGTCCATGAGACCGACCTGACCGACACCACGGTCCATGCGCCGGTACGCACCATCGCCGGCCAGCAGGACGTCGCGATCCAGCTCATCGACCAGAGTCCCGTGCGGTTCGACCAGGTCATTTTCCGCGACCTCATGGCCGACTTCGCCACGAAGCTCGACCTCCAGGTCATCGGAGGCACCGGCGCGACCGGGCAGGTCACCGGTATCCGCTCGACCGCGGGCATCGAGACCGTCGCCGTCACCGGCACCAGCGTCGCCGCGGCGTACGCCGCCATCGCGGACGGCATCCAGCGCGTCCACACCGGGCGGTTCATGCCTCCCACCGTGATCGTGATGCACCCGCGGCGCTGGGCGTTCTTCCTCGCCGCCGTCGACACCACGGGCCGCCCGCTGGTGACGCCGAACGCGGGGAACCCGCAGAACAACGTCGCGACGCTCGGCGCGGTCGCGGCCGAGCAGGTCGTCGGGCAGATGCACGGCCTCCCGGTCGTCACCGACCCGAACATCCCGACCAACCTCGGCGTCGGCACCAACGAGGACGTGATCCTCGTGATGCGCGCCTCGGACCTGCTGTTGTGGGAGTCGGGCATCCGCACTCGGGTCCTGCCCGAGGTCGGTTCCGGCACGCTCACCACGCGGCTCCAGGTGTACGGCTACCTGGCGTTCTCCGCGGCCCGCTACCCCAAGTCGGTCGTAGAGATCGGCGGGACCGGCCTGGTCGCGCCCACCTTCGACGTCCCCGACCCGGCGCCGACGCCCTGATCCGTTAGCCGCCGCCCCGACACCGGGGCGGCGGTTCCAGTTTGGAGGACCACATGGAACGACGAGACATCAAGGCCGACTACGTCGCGGCCTACCGCAAGCAGTTCGACGACGCCGTCGCCGCCGGGAAGCTCGGGCACGCACGGCGCGTCGCCCACGCCCTCCAGGGCCTGGGCGTCAAGGTGACCGTCCCGCAGGCGGCGCAGACGGAGACGACCGCCGCCAAGGCCCCGGCGGAGACAACCGCCGAGCGCCAGCCCGCCGAGGACGCGAAGCCGACCCCGGCTGCCGAGACGGCCACCGAGGCGAGCACCGACTCCGCCGAGGCGAAGCCGGCCGCGAAGCGGGCCCCGTCCAGCCGCGGCAAGACCGCCGAGAAGTAAGCAGGCGGGGCATGCGCGTCGACACGGCGTATCCACTCCTCCGCGAGCGGCACCGCCGCGCCAACCTCGCCGCCCTCGGCGAGCTGTTCGAAGCGATGGCGGCCGACGTCGCCGCCCGCTTCGACGCTGGCGCGCGCGTGCTGCTCGCGGCCCGCTGGGATGCCGCGCTCCGCGACGTCCTGTTGGAGCGGAACACCGCCACGGCAACCGAGGTCGCGGGGCTCGTCGCGACGGCGCTCGGCGCCGACTACGACCCCGCGATCATGGCCGCCTGGCTCGCGCGCAACGCCGAGATCGGGGCCGCGTCGATCAACGACGCCACACGCGGACGTCTGGACGGCGCCGACGCCGACCAGGTCGACGCGGCCCTGACCGAACTGACCACCAGCCGCGCCGCGTACGTAGCCGGGTCGATCGTGACCACGATCGCCGGGTTCGCGGCCCGCGACGTCGCCGTCCACGCCGGGGCCGCCGCGAAGGTCTGGCAGGTCAACTCCATGGATCCGCGCAGCAAGCACGCGCGCATGCGCGGGGAGGCCGTCCCGGTCGACCGGCTGTTCTCCAACGGCATGGACTGGCCCGGCGACCCCGACGGCGGCGCCGACGAAGTCGCCAACTGCCGCTGCTCCATGACCATCCTCGCGTAAACGGAAGGCGGCCATGTCCAACGACCTCGTCAACGCGACCGAGCTCAACGACTACCCCGGCGCGCCCTTCGCCGAGTCGATCGTCGACGCCGTGGTCGCCGCGATGCGCAACGAGGCGGGCTGGCACATCGCGCCCGTCCGCACCGAGACCATCGTCCGAGACACCGACGGCGGCACCATCCTGTTCCTGCCGACCCTGCGGCTCATCTCCGTCAACGAGATCCGCGACCTCACCGGCGACACCCCGCGCGTGATCGACGGCTGGCGGCCCTCACGCACGGGCATGGTGTCGGGCCCGTGGTGGCCGTGCGGGTTCGGCGCCGTCGAAGCCGACATCACCCACGGATACGAGGAGACACCGAAGGAGCTGCTGCTCGTCATCGCCGAGCGGTGCCAGCTCGCCAGCCTCAACTCCGGCGTCCGCCAGGAGTCGGCCGGCAGCGAGTCCATCTCCTACTCCGCGTCGGGCTCGGTCACCCCCGAGGCCATGCGGATCTGGAGCCGCTACCAGATCCCCGAGGGCTACCGATGATCTCGTTCAAGCGGACCACGATCACCGTGGTCCGGCCCGCCTGGACCACCGAACGCGGCGACCGCATCCCCGACTGGGACAACGCGACCACCCACACCGTGCCCGGGTGCAGGCTCCAGCCCGCCGACGGCGAAGAGGACCACGACAACCGCGACGGCGTCGTCCGCCGCTGGAACGTCCACGGGCCCGCCGGCGCCGACGTCGACGCACACGACCGCGTCCGCCTCGGCGGCCTCGACTACGACGTCGACGGCCCCGTCCGGGACTGGCCGTCACCGACCGGTGCCCTCGCCCACACCGAGTTCGCACTCCAGATCACGGAGGGCTGATGGACGTCGCGCTCGCCACCGGGAACTTCCGAGCCGTCATCGGCTCGATCACTGACCCCGCTGCCCTACCTGCGCTGCTGCGCGCGGCGGCCGACTATCTCGAGGAGCTCCAGCATGGCGAAGACGAAGATCGAGCTCAACTCGCCGGAGATCCGACGCCTCCTCCAGGGCAAGGGCCAGTACTCCGGGGTCCGTGAGGACCTGGAGCGCCGCGCCCGCGCCATCGCGACCGCCGCCGGCGGCGCCGAAGCCGGGTTCGAGGTCGGATCGAACGTCGGACCCAACCGGGCCCGCGCCTCCGTCGTCACCACCACGGCCGAGGCCATGCGCGCCGAGGCCGAGGACCGCACGCTCACGCGCGCGATCGACGCCGGGCGCCGATGATGCAGCCGGTCCTGTTCCCCGACGTCGAAGCGATCCTCGTCGAGCACGTGACCGCTCGGTACGCCGACCTGGCGGAGACCGCGAGCGTGCACACCGCAATCCCCAACCCGCGCCCGGACCGATTCACACTCGTCCCCCGGCTGGGCGGCGTCGCTCGGAACCTGGTCGTCGACACGCCGACGATCGGCGTCGAGTGCTGGGCCGCCACCGAAGCGCAAGCGCTGGCGCTGTGCCAGCTCACGCGCGCCATCATCCGCGCGATGCCCGGCACCGTCGTCGGCGGCGTCATGTTCTACAGCGTCGGCGAGCTCGCAGGCCCGACGAAACTGCGCGACCCCGCCTCCCAGCAGGCCCGATACATCTACACGCCAACGCTCACCTGCCGCGGCACCGCCATCTAATCCCCGCGCCCGTTCGAAAGGAACTGCCATGACCGATGCCGCAGCCGTGGATGTCGCCTACACGGGCGCGATCCAGTACGCGCCCGTCGCCACCACGCCGCCCGTCGACGCCGACACCGCCCTCACCTCCCCGTGGGTACAAGTCGGTCTGATCAGCGACGACGGCGTTGAGACCACGCCGAACCGCAGCGTCTCCAACATCACCGCTTGGCAGCGGGCGCAGGTCGTCCGGACCGTCGTCACAGAGGCGAGCATCCAGGTCGGCTTCGCGATGATCGAGACCAATGCCGCCTCCCTCGAGCTGTACTGGGGCGCCGCAGTCGACCCCGTCAACGGCTCCATCGAGATCGACCCCGGCCAGACCGGCGGCACGAGGGCGTTCGCGCTCGACTACATCGACGGGTCGAAATACGTCCGCCTGTTCCTGCCGATCGCCGAGCCCACCGAGCTCGAGGCCATCGCCTGGAACTCCTCGGGCGACCCGGTCTCCTACGGCGTCACGCTCACCGCCTACCGCGACGACCTCCTCGGCTACTCCGGCAAGTACTTCAACAGCTCCCTCGTCGTGACGCCCTAGACCCCGTGGCGGCGGCGCCGCGCGGGTCGCCGCCGCCACGGTCCATCCAACCCCGCGCCCCTTCGAAAGGACCCGCGCATGTCTCGCTCTCGCAACCGAAACCGCAACAACGGCGGCAACGGGGCCCCGCCCGCACAGGCCCAGGCCCAGGCCGCCAGCCACATCGACACCGTCCGGCCGTTCCGTTTCAAAAGCGGTAACCAGGTCTATGAGCTTCCGCCCGCTGCCGCGGCGCAGGAGCGCATGAACGCTGGCGACTTCCTCGACGCCGTCCTCGATGGCGAGGCCGGCCAGGTTCGCTACTTCGCCATGATGCTCCAGGCCGCGAACCCCAGCCCCGAGGCGATGACCGCGCTCCGGTCCATGACCCTGGAGCGCTTCGGCTCCGTCATGGAGCAGTGGGTCAAGAGGACCGGGGGCCACCCGGGAAAATCCGCGGCGTCCTCCGGCTGATCGAACAGCATCCGGCGGCGCTCGCCTACGACTTCCGGGCCCGCTTCGGGCTGCCCATCACGTCCGTGTTCGACGGGCGCATGGGTTGGGAGGAGGCGTGGCAGCTCGTCCAGGAGCTCGCCGCGGATCCCACGAGCCACCTCGCCGCGGCCGTCGCGGGCTGGGATCACCCGATGAGCCGCGAGGCCCTGATCCTCGCCGACCTGTTCGACCTCACCGTCGCCGCCAACACCGACAAGCGTCGACGGGGCCGATCCAAGTCGTACCCGCGGCCGTTCAAACGCAAGGGCGCCTCGACCCGGTCGGCCAAGCCAACCGTGGACCAGTCCGCCATCGACGCCGCGCTCCGCGCCCGCGGCCACCAGATCCCGAAGGAGCGCCGTGGCTGACGAAATCGCGACAGCCTACGTCTCGTTGACGCCATCGTTCCGCGGCGGCGCGAAGGCGATCGCAGAGGAGTTCGACGGCCCGGCCGAGGACGCGGGCAAGGAGTCGGGCAAGAAGTTCGGTAGCGGGTTCGGCGGCGCACTCCAAGGGGCGCTGGGCGCCGCCGCAGTCTTCGGCGGCGGCGCCCTGCTCGCCTCGGCGTTCGACCTCGCCCTCCAGCAGGCCGACCTGCCCGGCCTCATGCGGAACCAATTCGGGCTCACCGAAGCTGAGGCGGCCAAGTCCGCCGAGGTCGCCGGCGACGTCTACGCCGCCGGGTGGGGCGCCTCCCTGAACGAGGTCGGAACCGCCGTCGGCCAGATCAACCAGCAGCTCGACGCCCTCGGCCAGACCGGCGACGTCGACCAGCTCACGATCTCGGCGCAGGCCCTCGCCGACACCTTCGATGAGGAGGTCGGCGGCGTCATCACCGCCGCAAGCCAGCTCGTCAAGACGGGTCTGGTCCCCGACATGCAGGCCGGATTCGACGTCATGGCCGCAGGGTTCCAGGCCGGGCTCGACCCCGCGGACGACTTCCTCGACACCATCGTCGAGTACAGCGTCCAGTTCCAGACGCTCGGCCTCGACGCGACGACCGCCTTCGGTCTCATCGACCAGGGCCTCGAGGGCGGCGCGAGAAACGCGGACTTGGTCGCTGACGCCATCAAGGAATTCGCGATCCGGAGCATCGAGGGAAGCGAGGGCGTCGCCGAGGGGTTCGAGGCGCTTGGCCTCTCCGCCGAGGAGATGACGCAGACCTTCGCCGAAGGGGGTCCCGAGGCGGCGGCCGCCTTCGACACCGTCCTGGACCGGCTCCGTGAGATGGAGGACCCGGTCGCCCGCGACGCGGCCGCAGTCGCCCTGTTCGGAACCCAGGCGGAGGACCTCAACGCAGCGTTGTACGCCCTCGACCCCTCCGAGGCCGCGAACCGCCTCGGCGACGTCGCCGGCGCCGCAACCGACGTCGCCGAGGCGGCCGGAGGCGGCACCCAAGCACAGATCACGACCCTCGGCCGCGCCTTCCAGGACTCGCTCGCCTCCGCCCTAGTCACCGTCGCGCCCTTGCTGAACATCCTGCTCAAGGTCATCACGCCGCTCGCACCGATCCTCGGCCCACTGGCGATCGCGATCGGCATCATCACGATCGCCCAATGGCTCTGGAACGCTGCCTTGATGGCGTCGCCGATCACCTGGATCATCCTCGGCATCGTCGCCCTGATCGCTGCGATCGTCCTCCTGGTCGTTCACTGGGACACCGTGTCCGCGGCGATCGGCATTGCCTGGGACTGGATCGTTGAGAAGACCTCGGCCGCCTGGGACTGGATCGTTGAGAAACTGGGCGCCGTCTGGGGCTGGATCAAGGACACCGCGTCTTCGATCTGGGGTGGCATCGCCGGTTTCTTCATCGGCCTGTGGGAGACCGTCTCGGGATTCTTCGTTGGGATCTGGAATTCCATCCTGAATTTCCTTAAAGGCGTGTGGGCTTCGATCACCTTGCAGGTGCAGCTCGGCGCAAACGGTGTGCTCGCCGCGATCGATTGGCTGAAGTCCTTGCCAGGCAAGGTAGGCGGCTGGTTCCAGGGCGTCTACGACTCCGCGAAGGAGAAACTGAACTCGCTGGTCGACTGGGTGAAAGACATCCCGGGCAAGATCACGGACGCCCTAGGCAGCCTCAAGGATCTGCTGTTCAGCGCCGGTGCAGACATCCTCGAGGGCCTGCTGGAAGGCATCGAGTCGATGTGGAACAGCGTCCAGTCAAAGTTCTCCGAGCTGACGTCCTCGATCCCCGATTGGAAGGGCCCCAAGGCCGTCGACCAACGCCTTCTGTACAACGAGGGCCGCTGGATCATCGGCAGCCTTGAGGACGGCATGGACGACGAGATCCCCGGCGTCGAGGGCCTCCTCTCCGGTCTCACGCACGATATCGGCATATCCGTGCGTCCGCCTTCGGCCGTCGACGCGGCCGCTCACACATCCGACGGAAGCGGCACCGCACCGCTTGTCGTACAAGGCCCGCTGATCGCCGTCGACAACCTCACCGTCGACTCCGACGAGCGGGTCGGCGAGCTCGCACAGGCGCTGTGGGCCAGGGCCTCCCGCGCCGACCGCGCCCAAGGCCAAGTCCTCCTGGAAGGGGCCACCCTGTGAGTTTCACCTTCCGCGGCACCGCGATCGAGGCCGCCGCCGACGCCTTCGCCGACTGGTCCTCGTTCGTACTCCGGTCCCGGCCGTCCCTGTCCGGCCTCCAGATCGAGGCCGCCTCAACACCGGGCGCCCAGCGGCAGAGCTTCGGCGGTGTCGCCTGGTCCTCGACCACGTTGGCCTTCGACGCGCTCCTGGTCGCCGCGTCGCCGACCGCGGCGCTCGCGGCCGCCGATGCCGTCACCCGGCTCCTGGACCCCACGCCCGGACCGGGCGTCCTCGTCCTCGACTTGGAGCCGGACTGGTACTGGACCGTCGCACTCTCCGCCGGCATTGACTGGAGCCGCGGCGGCTGGGACGGCGGCACCGGATTCCAGCTCAGCGCGGAGATCGTCCTCGACTCGTTCGAAGACGCCGCGGCCCGCCTCGTCACCCCGCGATCGGTGCCCCTGATCCCGGACACCGACACGGCGGTCGACAGCATCGGCACGGTCATCTCCCATCCCATCGTCCAGATCGAGGGAACGCTCGCCAGCGCCGCCGAGTCGGTCACCGTCGAGGTCGACGAGTACACGTGCACCGTCGCCGGCCCGCTCGAGGCAGGCCAGATCATGCGCCTGGACTGGGACACCATGGACCTCGGCGTCTGGGACGGCGCCGCGAAGGTCGCCTCGCTCATCCGTCGTGTGTCCACCTTGGACCGACCTACGATCTCGCCCGCCACGCCCGCGACCGTCCACGTCAGTGCCACCGGCGGCACCATCACCGCCGCCGAGATCTACCCGACCGACAGGAGGGGATAATGGCAATCCTGTGGGACGACCGCATCATGTGGTCCGGCGAGATCCCGCTCGACTACCCCGAGCTCGAGCCGGTCGCCCTGTGCCGGATCACGCCGACCTCGTCGACGGCACGCGCCGACGAGGTCAACGCCGGCCGCACCTGGAACCTCGTCAACTCCGGGAGCGGCACCAGCCTCGTCAACGGACCCTGGGGCCAGTACCAGATCGTCAACAACGTCGCGCCCGCGACCTCACAGACGCGAATGACCCTGACCAACTTCGCCGGCCTGTGGCCCTCCTCGGGACGCCTGCTCATCGGCCAGTGGCAGTGGCAGGGCTACACGATGACGTTCAACCCGTTCTTGTCCACACGCAGCTCCGGCGTGTCGGCCCTGGCGTACCTCTCCAGCCACACCTCCGGCCAGCCCCGACACCAGCTATACAGCGCGACCGGGACCCTCATCCTCGACCACTACGAGGCGAGCCCGTGGGCGGGCTCGACCGAATGGATGTGGCTGGGGCAGCTCATCGACATGAACGCCTGGACGTCGCAGCTCCTCACCATCGACTACGCCACCGGGCGGTCCTGGGCCTCCCCGGTCCGCACCGCCTCTGCCGCTCCCAACGCCGCCTGCACCGCGAACCTCGACGTGTTCGCGCTCCAAGTCAACAGCTACTGGTCCGGCGGCGGTTTCGACGAGGTCCTCGTCGCCCACCCCACGGCTGCCTTCGACGCCACGACGTTCCTGGACACGCTCCGCCGCGGCACGTGGGCCAAGGGCCAGTACGACGGGCCCGCGGCCGCGGCGCTCACCGTCACCGACACCGGCGTCACCGCCGTTTCCTCCTACACCCTCCAGACCGGCGCCGAGCACGTCTCGTGGACGAACCAGCCGAGCACGCCCGGCGCCCCCGCTGGAATCACGCCGTACTGGTCGACCGACAACGGCGCCACCTGGTCCACTGGGGCCGAGCTCCCGGCCCCGTTCGACGGGCTCCTGCGCTGGCTGGTCCCCATGGGCGCCAGTGACACCTTCACCGGCATCGACCTCGTCGAGCCGGTCACCGCGCCCCCCACTCTCGACCCCATCCCTGATGTGGAGATCGAGCAGGGCGAAGCGGCAACCGTCCCACTGTCGTATCAGGTATCGGGGCCACCAACCTGGCACATCGACGCTCCCAGCCTCGTCACGGTCACCCAGGACGGCGATGAGCTCGACCTCCTCGCCGGGTACGCGACCGGGTCCGCGTTGGTGACCGTCACCCTCACCGACGACCTGAACCGGTCCGCCGAGCAGTCGTTCACCGTGACCGTGACCGTCCGCAACGCGCCGCCTGCCCCGCCACCGGTGTACTCCGGCAGCCCGATCGTCCTCTGGGGCGACGACGAGCCCGAGGCCGTCGTCGTCGACCCCGGTACCGCGGTCGTCCTCGACGAGGTCAACGGCGAGAGCGCGTTCACGTTCACGCTCCCGGCCGACCACCCTCGCGCCGCCGTGATCCAGAACGAGCGGCGCGTCGAGGTCGCCGGCGACCTCTACCGCGTCCGCCGAGTCACCGCCACCCGACGCACCCGCGGCGCGAACCTGGAGGTCTACTGCGAAGCCCTGTTCTACGACCTCGCCACCGCCGCCCAGGTCGACGGCCGC